TGGATTTGCAGAGTGGTTCACAAATGAACAATCTCCATATTCTATTGTGTCTGGCAATCAAGAGGTAAGATTTTCAGATTTTCGAAAAGAGTACACAGCAAAAGAACTATTAGAAATTTATAAAAAAGAAAATAACCTATAAAACGGCATCAAATGTAAAAAAGTGCCAATAATCAGATGAAAAATGAAATTTGAAACTTGGTTAGACGAAAATTATCCGTACAGAAATAGGAATTATAGGAATGAAAAATTGTACGGCAAAAGCAAATATGATGAAACTTATTTATATCACGAACTATTAGAAATTTTTAAAAATAAAATTATGACGCCATTACATTACGATTCAGGGCAAGATTACGACCTTATCGATATTGCTTCGCATTACAACCTAAATTTTTATCGTTTTAATGTACTAAAATACATTTGCAGAGCTGGAAAAAAACAAAACGAGTTACACGATTTAGAGAAAGCAGTTGACTACCTCCAGAGGGAAATTCAAAATATTAGAAAACAACAAAATTTAGAAAATGAACGATAACAATTTAATTTTAGAGGAAGCAATTTTTAAATTTTCCCAAGATGGGAATTGTGTAAATGGTACAGATGATTGCGAATTTTTAGAAATTAAAGCAGTTAGTAGCTTAGGAATTGATCGAGATAACGAATGTTTTTTTGAATTAAGAACTAGAAAATGGAGTATTGAAAGCTCCCAAGATATTTTAAATTTAACCAATAGAATAGAAAAAATAATTTTAAAAACTAATTTATGAGTATTGCAGTAATTACAACAGACCAAAAAATTTATCAACTTTACCTACTTCAAGAAAACCTAACTTTTAAAGAAGCTAGGCAAATTTGTAGAAAAGACGATTTAGATAACACCGTTTACGATGATGTTATAGATTTAGATCCAAAACAAAATGTTACCGATTGGGTGCGAGAAAGAATAAAAAGTAAAACTTTAGAAAATAATTAATAACTTTGAATTATGAAACGAATAATTTTATTACTAGCAATAGCGTTATCTAGCTGCTCAACAGATGAAGCAGGAACAAGCGCACAAGATCAAGCGAATTGTAATTGCTCAACTATTTTAGAAGCAAATGTATTTACAATAGTTACTGGAAACCAATTTACAGCTGGAGTTATGGAAAACGATTGTACAGGGGTTCAAAGAAATTTCAATTTAAGCGGAATTTATAGAGTAGGGCAAAAAATATGTAATTAAAATAAAAACGTTACCTTTGTTTAAATGAATCATATATTCAGTCAGCATACTAAATGGATTAACATCGCTAAAACATTTGGCGCAGACGATTTAGCTGAGGACTTTGTACAAGATTCATACATTAAAATTCTAGACAAAGAAAAGGTAAACGAATCACTATTTTACTTTGTGCTACGAAATACAATAGCGGATCATTTCAGAAAAGAAAAAAGAGAATGTTATTACATTGAGCCTACACAGTTTATAACAGAAGAAATTTACCAACATATTGACACGTGGCATCCATACGACAGAAAGTTATATCTGCTTTACATAAACAACGGAATGTCAATGCGAGATATCGCAAAGGAAGTAAATATTAGTTTAACAAGTATTTACAACACTATTAAAAATTGCAATAAAAAAATACTTATTTTTATAAACGAAAATCACGAAATAGAATTATGAAAAGAGGAAGAAAACCTAAAGGACTTGGTGATGTAGTTGAAAGCATCACACAAGCGACCGGAATCGATAAAGTAGCAAAAGCAATACTAGGCGATGATTGCGGGTGTGAAGAACGTAAAGAAAAGTTAAATCAATTATTCCCTTTTGGGAAAAGAGTAAGACAATGTTTAACAGATGAACAACGTCAATATTTAACTACATTCTTTGAAACACAACCGACACAAATTTACCCTATTCAACAAAGAGAATTAAGTAACATTTATAAAGATGTTTACGGATTTACAGTTGATACAACGTGTTCAAGTTGTTGGAGAGATGTGTTAAAGGATTTAAAAAATTCGATGGCAGAATAATTAATTGGTTAATTTATATTAATTATGGATAAGAGAGCAACCAACGGAGGGCATAGTACAGCACCGCAAAGACCTGATGACAAACGATTGTTGACTAAAACAGAATTACAAGACGCTTATGAGAATTTAAAACCATTCTTACCTGATGCGTTAAAGTGTTTGGAAACAGCAATAAAAGCAGGTGAAAAATGGGCTATTGAATTATGGTTTAAATATTTCTTTAGTTTGCCAAAACAAACAATCGACAATAATACAAACGTTACTTTAAACGATTTCAATATAAAAGACGTTATTCAATTTGATAACCTTAAACCATAAATACCAACCGTTATTTCAAAATGAAACGAGGTATTATATTATAACTGGCGGGAGAGGTTCTGCAAAATCTTTTGGGGTTGGCACATTTGCCAGCCTTTTGTCGTTTGAAGCAAATCACAAAATATTATTTACACGCCAAACAATGACATCTGCGCACCTTTCAATTATACCTGAGTTTCAGGAAAAGATAGATTTAATGCAAGCGAATGAGATTTTTGATGTAACAAAGTCCGAGATTATAAATAAGAAGTCAAAGAGCGAAATTATATTTAGAGGTTTAAAGACTTCATCAGGCGACCAAACAGCTAACCTTAAATCATTACAAGGCGTTACAACGTGGATATTAGATGAAGCGGAAGAACTTACAGACGAGGCAACATTTGATAAAATAAACCTATCCATACGGCAAAAGGGAAAACAGAACAGAATAATATTAATACTGAATCCATCTACAAAAGAGCATTGGATTTACCAAAGGTTTTTTGAATCAAAAGGAATACCTGAAAGATTTAACGGAATCAAAGACGATGTTACTTATATTCATACTGATTACCGAGATAACATTAAACACTTGGACCAGTCGTTTATCGATGAAGTGTTAAGCATTGAAAAGAACAACCCTAAAAAATACAAGCATCAAATATTAGGCGGTTGGTTGGATAAAGCAGAGGGTGTTATATTTACCAACTGGCGTATTGATAACTTCGCAGAACAAAACCTCACGGCATACGGTCAAGATTTTGGATTTAGTGTTGATCCTACAACGCTCGTTAAAATATCAATCGATAAAGCAAATAAAAGGATTTTCTGCAAAGAATTACTTTACAAACCAAAGTTAACCACAAGCGAAATCTACATTGAAAACAATCGATACTGCGGACATAGAGATTTGATAATTGCTGATAGTGCAGAACCGAGATTGATTGAGGAGTTAAGAAGTCGAGGGTTAAACATTCGTGGAATTGACAAGCCTAAAATAATTGATAGGGTTGCACTTATGCAAGATTATGAATTGATTATAAGTCCTGACAGCATTAATATTATAAAAGAGATTAATAACTACGTTTGGCACGATAAGAAGTCGCAAACGCCAATAGATGACTACAATCACGCACTTGATGCGATTGGTTATGCGGTGTGGGATTTAATCGGCAAACCAAATCAAGGAATATATCACGTATATTAACGTGCAACAAAACAACAATAAAAACGATAATAGATTATGAAAGCAAATTTAATAGTTCCTGAATCATTAAATGAGATTACGTTAGGGCAGTATCAAAAGTTTTATAAGCTAATAACTAACAATCCCGATAGTGAGTTTGTAAGACAGAAAACCGTTTCAATATTCTGCAATGTAGAAATGAAAGATGTAAGACAAATGTTACTTAGTTCAATCGATGAAGTTTACAACGGACTGATTGAATTGTTTAACGGAAATCCTGAATTGATTTCTAGGTTTACAATTAATAACATTGAGTTTGGTTTAATACCGAACTTTGACGATATGAGTGCGGGAGAGTTTGCGGATTTAGACGATTATAATTCAGATGTTGAACAATGGCATAAATGTATGGCGGTTTTATATCGACCAGTTACAAATAAGCTAGATAAACTTTATGAAATAGAGCCTTATATTAAAAAAAGAAATAAGTTTTTAATGTTTTTCTATAATCTTTTTAATAGTGAAAAAGGAATACAACCATACAAAGGCACGGAACAATATGCTGAAATGATGAAAGACACGCCAGTTGCAATAGTTCTAGCGGTGCAGGTTTTTTTTTACAATTTAAGCAAAGAATTGTTGATCGTTACGATGGATTATTTGGAGCAACTACCACAGTCGGACAAGGCGATTATAGTCGAGAAAGCCAGTTCTTTAGAAAATATGGATGGTATAATAGCTTTTATGCAATCCATATTTTCTAAAGAACTGG